AGAATACAGAATAAGCACGCGAGGATTGTAAACCTCTTAAAACTTTTCTGTAAAACATATAAATTTTGATATACATTTAATAAATTGCGATCCAAAGTAAAATAACCAAACCTATGCAAGACGAATCTTACATAGGTTTATGTTTAAAACCTTTGAATAACAAAATTCAAAATGTAAGACTACTGTCTCATCAAGGTTAATTATTTGTTGTAAATAATTACCCCTATACGATCGCCGTATAGTATCCTGATTATTCAATATAGAATAATCTCTTATGTTGTTTATAGTTCAATTAACTTTGTTGTTTTGAGTCCAACAGACTAGCTTTGTCACCCCATCGTGAACTAAGCTACGGGATCCACATATCCGTACATTGTGGGTGCTCCGACAAATAATCCTACCTGAAAATCTTCACCAATACTGACATAATCGTCAATACGAGTACCTCCAGGATCGACGTTATCAACTTCAGAAGAAACGTTCATAGTTTGTACTGGTTCTGAAGTTTTATGAACCATTCTTCCGGGTTCAAATCTATTACCTAAAGAATAGTAAGGGACTTCAACTTCTAATATAGGATTCTGCCTAATAGGTGTCATATGCAAACCTGCAAAACCATTACGTTTCATAAGAAACATAACCCTTTTCCTGTCTCCAGTATTGACATTGTTCAACAAAACTGCTGAAGCATTACCTACAATAATAGGTGCCGCTTGGTTGCGCTGTGCTGAGAGCAAAGCACCAGCAGGATATTTTCCAGCAGCAATAAATTTATGTCTAATGGCACCACGTTGTACTGCAAAAGCAGGTGTTAAATAATTTAACAACGTTTCACCAGAAAAAGTATAATTAGCAACACCAGTAGTAGAATCCCTCCCACCAGGATCATGACCACGATATGGTGGAAATATTGAAAGCGGAGTGGTCAAAATACGGGGATTATCTCCACCTGCATCACTAGGCCACCAAGATTGTGAATAATTATACCTACGCAATAATTCGCGAAAGGATACAATTTGTTCACCTTGATATACTAGAAATTGATTGTCAGTTTCAAGATAATCTCCAAAAGTCGGTATAGGCGTGACTTCAGTAGGAGCATTGGAATCATCCTGTGTGGTAGCCAACACTTCTTCTTCAGATTGATTTGTATAAATCAATTCAGACCCAGATTGTGGTCTTGGAAATACAGACAATGGATCAAGTCCAGCAGATGTGGGAACAGCTACGGCAAAATCATCACCTCCAGCTACCCATACTTGGACTTTAATATCCGCGGTGGAAGCACCTGGTGTAGCCAATTCATTAACTACATATATAGATAATGATCCATTATCAGTATCATGTCCGGCTGAAACAGGAACAAGATCAGCAAACATGTTGCTCTGATATGCAGTATCATACAGCGGTACATTTGTTGCCCAGGCCTTAATATCAGCCCATTTAACTTCATATTCAAAATCACGATCTTCAGAAATATCGATGACCGTAGAATAAACGTTATTATATGGGATAGGTCCCGCAGGATTAGTCCTAGGGTTATAAACCAAACGTAAACGTCCTCTATGATATTCTGAGCATACAACATTAAATCGGAATTTAATAGAACCTTGCCATGCTTCAAATGGAGCAGCAGCAAAAGCCAATGCTGTTGCATGAATCTCAGTATTATTTCCAGTCGCCATAAGACCAGTATAATTTGGTGATACGACTATAGATGCCAATAGTGTTTCAGCACCATCACTTACAAGCCAATCAAATTGTCGCCAAAATGACCAGCGCGAAGCAATTGACGCAATAGCAAGTTCATCAGCGCCTCCCAAACCGAAAATACGGGTATCAATACTAAGCTCATTCTTAGAATCAAGAGATAACTTAACGAGAGACTCAGGTGCATCAGAATTGCACAGATTACCAATAAACCGAGGCTTAAAAGAAGTAACATCCGAAAGAATCTGTGGACGAGAATAACCAAATAGTCGAGCAATTTGCCCAACCTTGGTAGCAACCATTTCTGTTGCTTTTGCATATGGTGCAAGCATAGGAATCATAGACATAGCACTGGCTGCCTTGGCAATAGCACTTGCTGGTTTAGAAATCAAACCATCAGTACTAAATTCGGAATTACCCAATGAGCCATGAGCCATAGTGTTATTAGTTTTCTTATTCTTCTTTTTACTTGCTTGATTCTCATATTGGGGTCGCATGGGAAAACCATGCTCATCGATGCGGTTGCCAACTAACTCAATATCAGATTGAGGGACAACGAGCCCGGGATTATATGTGGTGGGGACAGTCAGACTAACGTCTTCTGCCCAAGCAAACACAGAGACAGTAATTTTACTGCTGCCTCCGTTAGCATGCTGAAGGGTGGAAAAATCATGGATGGTACAACGACCTAACAGAGCTGAATAATACTGCTGTGTAATGTCCAAAGCATTATGATGCCAAATGAATGGTAATGTCATTTCTCCTCCCTGAGAACTGGTCGGATCTATAAGAATGTGTGGTTTCTGAGATGCTTGAATTAAATCAACATCAAAGAACTGACGATTCATGGTAACATGGTCTCCGTAAACATATGGATTATAACTCAAAAGAGCACGTCCATAATAAAAACCATTACCATTAATGATGACCTTAAGTTTAAGGTTCATTCTTAAGTTCCTATATTTTGCGATCTTATTAATGACATCTGGATTAGACAGAAAATCACTCCAAGGATCGAAGGAATCAAAGAGTTGTTGGGTTGGCGTCCAATCATACTCTCGAATTTTAACTGGCCTAGAAAGAAAATTTCCTAGATCGGCATCGTTAAAATCCACCAATTTTGCAGAGGGGTCAGGCATGGCTTTTAGTTCATACTGCCATGGAGAATCTCCATCTACAAAGTTAACATTTTGCGAAGTTAGTTCACTTCCCGATTTTGTTTCTGTGTGGGTGGTATCGGAACCACCACTTTCTATTTGTGTAGTAATGTAATATTTATAACGCATATAAAGTGCAACATCGAGCAACTATTTATATACGACGATATCTAGATAGGTGGCTAACCTCCGGTAAATACCGGTACTCTACGAGGAGAGTGCCATATGAACATAAAAGCTATGCATATACAATATATAGATATGTAAATTAATATAATATGTAGTGTCCAGATATGAAAAACTATTTTAAACTTATACCACGGATAGTTCCGGGGTTTGGATTGCATTTAAAGTCTGCCCAAGACGGAAAAACTATTTTAAACGGATAGCACCGGGGTTTGGAATGCATTTAATGTCTGCCCAAGACGGAAGAAACTTACGAGAGGTACTGTTTCTTCCAGGCATCAACACGATCGTCATAACTCAATTCAAGTGAATTACACAATGTATCAATACCAGCACGACTTGCAACCTCAACCATCTGTTTATGGCGCATGTCATAGATTGTCCTTCCGTGGTGAAACCATTCACCTAAGGCACAATCTAAATTTCCGGCACAATGAATATCCATACCAACAGTGGAATCAAGTACAGAATGTAAACTCTTAAAAATAGACTTTTCATCGAGAGCTCCATGGATATGATTTGTTTCAGGGCAGAATACATTTTTCCTCTTAAGGAAATCGGCGTCCTGATCAGTCATGTATGGAGTCGGTGTCGAAGTCTTATCCGGCATAGTAAACACAATGTCCTTAGATTTCATAAAATTAGCATAAGAAATATGATTGAACCAGTCAAAACCTTTTCGAACTGATCCCTTCACATCATCGCCATAGGTCATTAAATGAACTATCAAACGGAAAGACATCGGAGAATGATGTTTCTTAGGCCACAAGCCGAAAAAGCCAGACCTAACAAGCAAAGAACCTCCAATGCTATTAATGAAGACAGTCAAACTATGTCCAGAAGGAGATGAACCCTTATGAATGACCATGTCACCATTATAAGCTACACATGAATATGCAATCTCTGTAGCTATACCACGCATGATCTTAATATCATCGTCGGTATATTGTCCACACCTGCGACCAACCTCCATCATAGCTTCAAAAGCAGCTAAGACGATTTGCGCAGGCATCCTCAAATCATATTTTCCATAGTCACCAGCAAAAATGCGATCCTTTCCATTGGAAGACATATGTTTTGCAAGATTCTCCCATTCTGGTCCATGAGCATTGACACCCACAGCACATTCTGTCAATTTAGGAAACATAGCAAACATACGAGCAATAGGCAAGTAATATTTTCTAGTCATGATTTGGAAAGCCCAATCCGCTGCTTGGAAAACACGAACCTTGTCCTTACCAATAGGAGTGGGTTCATCTTTAAGACACGCTTTGAAAACGGTGTAACAACGCTTGTCATCCAACAAAGCTGCCTCCATTTCAGCAACAACATCCCAAACTTCTTCCCTAATTTCAATTGGACAATTATGCTCGGGGAAAAGATTGGGATCTAAGTTATTGATCCAATCCTTTTTAGGGCCCGTCAGGGGAAAACCTTTTGATGTAGTCTTCTTCATGGCATCAATAAAACGCGCATTGTCTCTACCGGCGATACTCTCCATATCACCCAAAGGCTTCAATTCGCTATGAGTCCAAGAATTAAATTCTTCACTATTAAAAGTTTCCACAATAGGTTCCACATAATCAACGAAAGATTGTTCCAACAATTTTCCAGAAATACCAGGACTAGGATTAGCCGATTGACTCATACTAGCCTGCCAATTGCGTTTACACTCAAAACGGGGACCAGCCCAAGTATTAGGAACACCTGTAACTTCCTCTACAATAGGGGAGATAGATGTCTGTTTAACACTAGTTTTAGTATGAGAACTACGACCAGGAACTTGACCCAAATAGTCAATATTGGATCCAACAGGCATAAAATTCAAAGGAGAATTGGCATGGATAGTAGGTTTCGGAGTAAAATCAATACCATATCTGGAAGTAGGAAAATTCCCATTAGAGTGCGAAATAAATGCACCTTTCCAAGTATGAGATCCTGCCAATAAGGCCTGGATCATATCCTGCGTAATAGTAAGAGCCACACCATCTGTCTTACCAGTGATACCACGCAAGTGTACTCCTTGAATACAACTATGTTTTGCATCTGCTACCAAAACACCCATACATAAACCATTGAAAGTTTTAAAAGGCAAATTATAAGTATATCCTGGACCTCCTGCACCAGAATCCTCAGTATAAGTTGTAGCAATTCGTGCCGTCCTCATAGTACCATCCTCATTACGATAAAGGAAAGTAGTAGCAGTACGAACCAATTTGCATACCTCAGGGAAATAACGAGTAATATCCTTATGAGGTCCCAAACCTGGAACGCTAACAAGAGCAACATCCTGCCCATTGATAGTAGCGCCTTGCAACAAGCTAACATTACAACGAGTAGAAGCACTTAGTTCACCCGCTCTACCGCGAGTAAAAAGACAACTAAACTCATTACACTTCTCAAAAATATGTAAAGGCAGAATACCAACATTTCCTCTGACAATGAGCAAATCACATTTCTGATTAGAAAGACCATCACAATAAACACCGTGATAAAGGTTTCTCTCAACATTAGAAACAACTTCTTCATGAGTACTAGTTTGTCCTCTCTCAAGACAATGCAATTCACTGACAAATGGAACACACCAAGGGTCAACTTTTGCATCTCTCTCCTTAAGTTCCTGTACACTAATGGGTTCTAAAACAGATTGAAAGGACATCATAGTTTTAACAGCTCTCAAAACAGAAATAAGAGCGACCATGGATGTGAATAAAGCGGTAGCAGTAAGAATGTGTTTTGCTTTAATTTGTTTAACAATGTGCCTGGTTCCTTGATAAACTTGGTTAACAACATTTAAACGATCTCTATGCCATTGTACAGCATACATAATAACAAGATGAATTGTAGTTAAAAATGCAACAAGAACAAGAGGAAAAGCACTAGATTTTGGAAATACGGAAAAACACAAAATGGTGAAAGAACCAAAACACATAAGAGCAAACGCCAATAATTTGCGAATAAAATCAGAAAATGCAGGAGAATTAAGGGACCAATATACACGCTGAATAATATCAGTTTGTGCAAAACGGCGAAGAAGAAAATCTCCATAATTTAATAAAATAGCCGGATAATATTGCAATCCATCAGTGAGTTCATCAAAATGAGCACGGGCAACATTCATCTGAGCACGAGGACCAATACCCATAAAAGCTCTAAGAGTAGATGGTGCAGCAGGATATTCAAATTCCAAAGCTGCATCGGCATCAAAACCATCAAATTCTAAACTGTCATAATCAAAAGGTATTATATGAATATCTTCACCACTCTGATTTACAGCATCAAGATTAGTGAATAGTTCTGGAGACATAAATTCGGCATCAGCAACAGGACAAGAACAATGTTGAGGAATTTTTCCACAATCACAGAAATTCAAATGACCAATAAGCTGATCAGCAATATTGACAACAGTCTTCTGTTCAATCATATGCTTATCATGTAACATATATAAATATGTCATGAAAGATTTAAGATCATGTTTATAATCACCATTTGCAGTATTGTAATTTGGACCAGGTCCAACCTTAACAACACCATGTTGTTCATTGGCAGTATAAATGAATAACTCCCAAATATCTACAACAGGACCAGAATCTTCTCCAAATTTGTCAAAAACCTTTTGACTATCGAGACGTTTATCAGTAGAAGAAATGCAAAATTCCGGTTTAACCATAACTTCAACAATTACTTTCATACGACGCACAATAGAAAAAGGTTCTTGTGAATAGGTTTTAGCAACAGATGTAACTTCTCTGTTACTAGTATAAAGAGTAACTTTGGGTTTGATAGGAGTTTTACCTTTGCCTTCAAGGTCAGCCTTGACGGCAAACATCGGAGAATTATTATCAAAATCAATAATTTTCTGAGTTGGAGCTTTCTTAATAAACTCCGGTTTGGTGTTGCCAACATCATCGAATAAATATCCAAGTTTATCACCGGTAATGGTAGAATCATATTCATCCATTTCGTTAATAACGGCTATATTCCTAAGTTTATCAGTAGGAACTCCTGCATTAGCAAGTAAAGTTGTCATAACAATTTGACCTAGTGTAGTTTTACCTACACCAGAAGTACCATAGAGCCAAGTGGAAAAGGGAGCTTCACGCATCTTTCCATTGGATCTCATAGCGTCAAAACTAGCTCGTAAAACAACAAGTTTTTCCAAACGAGATACAAAATATGATGTTTGCCAAGGCGAAGTGCATTTGGTTCTACACTTCTTAGCCTGTTCGATAGTCGATTCAAGCAGTTTGCGATATTCCTCATCGCATAAAATTCTGGTCTTACCGTCAATGACCATAGGAATAGTTTCAAGATTCATAGTAGCAGCATGTTGAGATGCTTCTAGAATAATGAGATAATTTTTATCGAAGACAAATGCTTCAGGGTCTTCAAATAAAAATTTGGCGGCATTACCGTCCTTAAAATATGAATAACCACCTTCGAAAAGGAAATTAAGAGTATCAAGGAAAGCGGTAATTAAGTCAGTAGCATCGGCATGTCTACGAAGAGATCCGAGGCTAATAAGACGAATACCTTTAATATCTAAATTAAGTTTACTAGAGTCAATAAAACCCATAGTAGCCATAATAGAAATTAAGGCAGAAATTTTCTTAAAAGCAGGAGAACTTTTAAGGCAATTCCAATTACCTAGGAGATTAGGTAAATGTTTTGTCCACTGAACTTCTTCAGCATCATCTTCAATTGGAGTTGATTGACGAACAAAAGGATTAAATCCGAAGATATCCTTAAGCCAAGCAACATCTTGAGATGAGAGGTTGGTAAGTACGGTGAAAAGTTGAGCATGTGCATTTGAAAACATGCTCGCAATACTTAAATTCAAGATAGCGATAATCTTGGATGGTCGTGTCTCTCCCTTGAGAGCAACAACCATGGAAACAAATGAACTGGATTGGGCCAAAAATTTTGCTAACATATCAGGATCAGTGAAATGTTTTTTGGCCTTAATTTCAAGGTCGCCATATAAGGATTGTAGGGTGCAGACGATAGGTGAAGCTTGATTGGTATAATCGTCTGCTTTTTGCTTCTTTTCGTTATTTATAAAAGAAGCACGAACACGTTTTGCGTTATTTGCAATATCTTGCGCATAACGGTTATTATAAGGGAGTGGTGATCCCTGGGGAACGTTATTAGTAAGGGGGGAAACTCTTCCGAGGAAGTGGTTCAGGGTATCTTGTGAGATATTTAGGCTATTACTAACTTCGGGTTATTTGATGTGGGGGAGATAATTAATCTACCACACGCCATTTTTGGCAGGGGGGGGTTCTTCGATCAAAAGGTCGAGACGCAAACTTTAGTCTCGGTTAAATAATCAACGCATTAATAGCACTAACACAATATTTACCGTTATTGTGTTATTTATGCCGATTAATCGGTCTTGTTATAGTGAAATAATATTTTCGGTGAAAGTACAGTGTCAAATTTGTAAAATTTTTACTGCTCCACGTCGTACATCACGCTTCCTATATATACAAAAGCAATATATAGGAAATCCCAAATCCGTGTTAACGGATAGCCAAGGGATAAGTTATTGTACTTTCGGTGAAAGTATTAACTATAACGACGGCGTTTTGATTCCCATCAAGGAATCTGTTAGGCTCTACCTAATTTTGGTATTACAGTTACGCGAAACTGTTATACAATAAATGGTCAATTTAGTATTGACGACGGACGACTTTCTGATTTGCTGAAAGCAGGTTCAGAAGAACCTTGAAAGTAGGAGTTAGACTCGTCCATAGAGTGGTCTCTGTTGATTACAGAGTTAGTTCTTATAGCATGACTAAAATAGTCATTATATGATCAGTACCCTCGATAAAGAGGGGCGAAAAATGTCACCTAAAAAGGTGACAAAGCTGAATTGCACAGCTAACAAAGTG